GCATTTGATTATTTAATTCATAATCTTAATCCAAAACCAATAACAAAAGAAGAACATCAAGAATGGTGGGATACCCTTGCAAAAGTTCAACAAATGGAAAAAGAGCAAATAATGGATGCTTTTGTTGAATGTTGGAAATCTAATATTTCAGAAGGGATAGAATGTAAACTATCAGCAGAAGAATATTACTATAAAACATACGGAAATGCTAACTGAAAACCAAACTAAAGCTATCGAATGGATAGAGGCTCAATTACTTAAACCTAACGAGCAATTTATGCTCAAGGATGGAATATATATCAACGACCTACATTCGTGTCTTAAATCGCAAAAAGAAAGAATTCTATTTGGAATAGACCCGCTTAGACGATTAGCATTTCTAAGAGTGAGAGAAATAAAGGATTATCTAAACCAGAAATATAAATGACACAACAAGACAAAGACAAAGCCCTAACCTATTTTACGATGTGTCAGGCGCTAATTCATATTATTGAGGACGAGTGGATAGGAAACCCAGCGAATAGGCAGAGAGTTAAGTCTATAACTAACCAGCAACTAATCGAGCTAAATAAGGTGGTCGAAATACTATTACCTCGGGGAGATTATAGCGAGGAAGGCATGAGAGCGACCGAGCAATTCGTAGACGCAGCGGAGGCAATGCTTTATTTTTACCGAATCGGGATTCAAATGGCAAGACTTGACGATACAAAGCGAGAAACTTTGAATACTCAGATGAATATTTTGTTAAAATCTTATGAAATAAATAGTTGAAAATTTTGTTTAATCATTTTTTTTCATTAAACTTTGCGAAACTCAAACGAAATGAACTACGTAGAACCTCACGAAAGACTTAGGGTAGATTCAAATGGTAACATTAAGCAACCTATCATAGCAGACCAACCTAGATTTGTAGACCATCCTCAGCACTACCAAGGTAACGGCATTGAAGTGATAGATATTATTGAGGCGTTCGAGCTAAACTTTATTGAAGGTAATATCATAAAATACTTATTAAGGTATAAATCTAAAAATGGATTAGAAGATTTAAAAAAATCTCAATGGTATTTACAAAGACTTATTGATAAAAATAATGTTTAAAGATTTACAAAATTTAAGATTTGGTAAATTACTTGTGATTGAAAAACACTCTCAAGATTCTTTTAATAGGTGGAAATGGTTATGCTCATGTGAATGTGGCAATACTAAAGTTATTAATTCAAGACATTTAATAGCAAATAAAACATTTAGTTGCGGATGTATTAAAATAGAAACCGCAATTAACAATGGTAAAAAATCTTCATATAAAATTTCAGGAGTAAATTCTTATTTATATAAAGAATCAATAACTGATTTTGAAAGAAAAAATAGAAGAAATTCAGAAATAACTAAAATTAAGAATTGGAGAGATACTATATTTCAAAGAGATAATTTTACTTGTGATATTTGTAAACAAAAAGGTGGACAAATTCAAGCACATCATTTAAATGGATGGTCTTATTTTAAAGAAGAAAGATTTGATTTAAATAATGGAATTACATTATGTAAAAAGTGTCATTTTGATTTTCATCATTCAATAGGCGGATTTAGAAATAAATGCACTAAAGAAGATTATAATAAATTCAAAGGATGAAACCAGACGAGAGAGCAGCTTCCTTAATGAATAACGCTTATTACTTTACAGGCAATAAGATGTTTGCTAGGGAGCTTTGCCTTTATATTTGCGGTATGTTTGGCGAGTATTGCCATAAACCTGACGATAAAATTTACTGGAAATTAGTAGCTGAGAATATTTTTTTACTTTAATGGAGCATATTTATTCTAGGCATAAGCACTGGGTTTCTATCGTCAAAAAGTTTGGCGAAGTAAACTATGCCGAAGACGTAGTCCAAGAAGCATACATAAAAGTTTATGGCAAAGATATTAATGAGGCTTATTTTTATTATACGCTTAGAAGTCTTACTATGGACCTACATTCTAAGAAGGTGGTCAAAGTTGAAGTAACTCAGGACATTGAGTACAGCTTGCTAGAGGATGAAAGCAACGGATTAGCAGAAGAATTCGCTCAGCCATATTTAGAGTTTATAGAAACATGGCCGTGGTACGATAAAATGTTGTTTATGACTTGGGTAAATAACAGAATTTCCATGCGTAAATTATCACGAGAAACTAAAATAGGATTTAAAAGTGTTTATACGACAATTAAAAAGTGTCAAAAACGATTAATAGAATGGCAAAAAGACCAATTAAAAAAAGAATTATTGTAGAGTCTAAGCAAGAGGCCGCTACATTTGAGAACGCTCAGGGGTTAGGCGATACCATTGAGGCGATTACAACCGTTACAGGAATCAAGAAAGGGGTAGAGATGCTTTCTAAGGCTCTCGATTGGGATTGTGGATGTGATGAACGCAAAGAGAAATTAAACAAGCTCTGGTCGTATCGCAAGCCTCAATGCTTAAATCAAGAAGACTACGAGTATTTGAAAGATTTCTTTACAAAGCCGCAGAATAGCATTAGTCCGAAGACTCAATGGGATTTAACGGATATCTATTTTAGAATCTTTAACATCCGTTTAGAGCAGTCTTCTTGTGCATCATGCTGGAGAGATTACATAGGACAAATTAGACAAGTTTACAACGTATTCGAAGAAGAAAACAATGGATAAGATAGACAAAAGAGGAGGCGCACGAGAGGGAGCCGGTCGTAAATCCAAAGCCGAGGAGCAATCCTTAGTAGAAAAATTAACTCCATTAGAGCCGAAAGCTTTTGCGGTACTAGCTCAAGCGTTAGAAGACCATAAGGATTGGGCGGTTAAATTATTCTTTCAATACCAGTACGGTATGCCTAAGCAAGTAGTAGACCAAAATAATGTGCATACGATTAACGATTTCGACATAAAGGATATTGTTAAATTCAAGTGATAGAACTAAATAGTAAATACGTTCCGCTATTCGAAAGCGATTCTCGCTACTTTGTGATTACGGGAGGGAGGGGTTCGGGCAAATCGTTTGCCTTAAACTCCTTCCTTTTGCTTTTAACGTACGAAGTCGGACACGTCATACTATTTACCCGCTACACTTTAGTATCGGCTCACGTGTCAATTATTCCAGAGTTCGTAGAAAAGATAGAAATGGCCGGTCTAGAATCGGATTTCTATATCACAAAGGATGAGATTATAAACACTCGGACAAATTCAAAAATATTATTTAAGGGTATTAAGACTTCGAGCGGAACTCAGACCGCAAATCTAAAGTCTTTGAGTGGTGTAACTACCTTTGTTTTAGATGAAGCAGAAGAGCTAGTAGACGAGGACGTATTCGATAAGATAGATTTCTCGATACGTAATAGCTACAGGCAGAACCGAGTAATTTTAATTCTTAACCCTACTACCAAAGAACACTTTATTTATAACCGATTCTTTGAAGAGAAGGGAGTCCAGGAGGGTACGTCTTTAAGTAAGGGCGATACGACGTACATACATACCACCTATAAAGACAATATCGAATATCTTAGCGAATCGTTTCTAAATCAGATTGAGCTATTAGAAAAGACTAATAAACGCAAGTATGAGCATACGATTTTAGGCGGATGGCTAGACAAAGCCGAAGGGGTAGTATTTACTAACTGGAAATTTGGAGACTTTAACCCTGATAATTTACAAACCTCATTCGGTCAAGACTTTGGATTCTCGATAGACCCGACTACCTTAGTCGAGGTAGCCATCGATAAGAACAAAAAGCGCATTTATATTAAGGAACATCTATACAAACCTAAGCTTACCACTAGCGAGATAGGACATATTAATAAGCGAGTATGTGGTAAAGGTTTAATTGTAGCCGATAGCGCAGAGCCTAGACTAATCGCAGAGCTACAATCGCAAGGATGTAACATAGTAGCAACCGAGAAAGGAGCCGGAAGTATTACCGCTGGCTTAGCACTTATGCAGGATTACGAACTAATAATAGAACCTAACTCCCAAAACATTGGAAAAGAACTTAATAACTACATATACTCTGATAAGAAGTCTGGACTCGTGGTGGATAACTTTAACCATGCCATCGATGCCATACGTTATAACGTCTTCTATCAGCTATCTAATCCCAACAGCGGAAAGTATTTCGTGTACTGATACAAAAAACAACAAATAACGTTTATACATTATGAAGCTAGAATTATTTATTCCTACGCATCTTAACGAAATTAAACTGGCTCAATACCAGAAATTTTTAAAGATTGCTGAGCAAAATGAAGATTCAGAGTTCTTGCATCAAAAGATGGTGCAATATTTCTGCGGGGTAGACTTACGGGACATTGCTAACATTAAGCACAAGCAAGTAATGGAAATTACGGCTTCAATAAACGAGATGTTTAAGGTGTCCCATAAGCTTATTACAACATTTAAAATGGGTGGGGTAGAGTTTGGATTTATTCCGAATCTAGATGAAATGACCCAAGGGGAGTTTGTCGATTTAGATACTTACATAAGCGACTGGCAAGAAATGCACAAAGCTATGGCGGTACTATTTAGACCTATTACAAAGAAGGTCAATGATAAATACCAGATAGAGGACTATAACGGGTCTATAACCTATAGCGATGTTATGAAACACGCTCCTCTTGATGTAGTTCTAGGAGCTACGGTTTTTTTTTATCATTTAGGGAACGAATTAATGAAGAGTACCCTGACTTATTTGGAGGAGAATCCGCAGATTCAGAGTTTGATGAACAAGCACAATTCGGAAAACGGTGGGGATGGTATTCATCTCTCTATGCTATCGCTCAGGGAGACGTTAGACGATTTAGTGAAATATCAAAACTTCCTTTAAGGCAGTGCTTAACATATCTAACTTTTGAGAAACAAAAGATGGATTTAGAAATGAAAATGATTAAACGCGCAAGCAAATGAACGGATACTATTACGTCGTAAACACATTAAAGGATTACTTGAAGTCGAACGATTTCATTAATACCGTAAGCATAGGAGATATCTTCGGGGTTGACTTAAACAAGCAAACCATTTTCCCGCTTGCGCATATAATTGTAAATAATGCACAGCTTGCAGAAAGCACTACGTCTTTAAATATCTCAATTTTATTTATGGATATAGTAGACGAAAGCAAATCCGAGATAACAGATATTTGGGAGGGTAATGACAATGAGCAAGACGTGTTAAATACACAGCTTACTTTGGCTTCTAAGCTAACCGCCGACTTAGTGCGAGGGTATTTGTACTCTAACTTAATTCAAGTCACTGGACAGCCTAGCGCCGAACCGTTTATGGACAGATTCGAAAACAAAATAGCAGGATGGACGCTAACGTTTGACGTTACTATACCGAATGACATGACTCTTTGCTAATGGAATTAAAGGAAACCCAAGCAACTATCAAGAGGTTTAGGGATTATGTGGTCTCGCAGTCAAGGGCTAACCTTACAAGAGGTGGCAAAAATGTAAGTAAAAGTCTTTACAATAGCATTAAAGGCGAGATAGTAAGCGAAGATAATTATACGATTGTCGGCTTTTTAATGGACGAGTATGGAGCTTACCAAGACCAAGGTGTAAGAGGAGCTAAGAGCTCAAGCAAAGCACCAAATAGCCCGTTTAAATTTGGTAGTGGAACTGGTAGAAAAGGTGGATTAACTGGAGGGATAGGTAAGTGGGTAGAAAGAAAACGTATTCAGTTTAGAAATAAAGATACGGGGCAGTTTTTAAGCTACAAGTCTACGGCTTACATTATTGCTAGAAGCATATTTAACAAGGGTATGAAGCCTAGCTTATTTTTTACCAAACCATTTGAGAAAGGATTTACAAAATATATTGATATTGATTTAATAAAAGCATTCAGCGTAGACGTTGACACGCTTGTAGATTATAACCTGAATAAGAAATGATAATTAACGCTAGAAGCCCGTATTTTATTACCATTAATGAGAGTGGCCAAATAGGTTCTAAGATTAAATTATTTTTGTCAGTTGGAGGGACAGCTGTTCCGAGTACTAGAACTTATGAACTATCTAAGCGTTCTCCGTCATCGGCTCAATTACGAACTGACTACAATATCTCTCAATACATTAGAGAATATATTGAAACTATTTCTACAGCCGATAGTGGTAATACGCTTTTTGCTAATGTAAGAGTAGAAAGATACAAAGAAACTAGCGTAGGCGTGTTCGAGTTACTAGATACGGTAGACCATTTCGGGGTAAATGGTTACACTTTGTACACCGATGGGTATAATGAAACCGACGCTAGTAGCTTATTCGTTTGCCTAGCAAATCCTAGCATAGAAATTACATACCAAGAAGGAATTGAGTCTTCAAAATATCCTTACATTAATGCGCTTGTAGATTTTACCGCAAACGCTTCTAGCAAGGTAGACGTATCCTATAAGGATATGAACGGACGTAATGAGGTGGTAGTGTCCTATGATACGAATGCCAAATCGGTTATTAAGGTTCCGGTTCGAACTACCTCGGCTAAGTTTGATAATGGGAATACGGTTACTTTAAATTGGAAGCCTGCGGGAACCACGGTAAGTATAACTAAGACGTTTACGGTTTCTCCTATTTGCGAGCCGAAATACACACCTATTCAATGTCAATTTATAAACCGTTATGGGGGCTGGCAATTCTTAACCTTTTTTAAGGCCAAGGCTAGCTCGATAAATGTAATGGGTACATCTTATAGCGTTCTGCCTGATTCGATTGATTACAACCCAAAGAAAGGGCAGTCTGGTTCATTTAATATAAACGGCAAGCAAGGCATTAGATTAAATACTGGATGGGTTCCTGAAAATTACAGCGAATTAATCCAAGACTTACTCTTAGCCGAAACCATTTTATTAGACGATGTACCGGTAGAAATTAAGACGCAATCGAATGACATCAAAACGTCTTTAAAAGATAGGAATATTAACTACGAAATGGAGTTTGAGTACGCGTTTAATCTTATCAATAACGTAATTTAATGATAGTAGTAGGGATTTATATTTACGATTCGGAAGGTATAGCTAGGAGAATTGAGCTTTTCAGCGATGAGAAAATCAGTGTAACGTCTAGCGTTCAGGACATTGCGGATATATCTAAAACGTTTACCGACTTTAGTCAATCGTTTACGGTTCCGGCTACGCCTCATAATAACGCTATCTTTAAGCACTGGTATGATAACGACGTAGACGATGGGTTCGACGCTAGAACTCGAAAGGATGGCTTTATAGAGCTAGACACTATACCTTTTAGGCTGGGTAAATTTCAGCTAGAGAAGGCGCAATTTAAAAACGGCGAATTAGATAACTATCAAATTACTTTCTTTGGCTCGGTGGTGTCACTAAAGGATAAATTCAATAGCCTAACGCTAAAGGATTTAGACTATTCAGCACTTGATTTTAACTATACAGGTGCAAATATAAAAGATAGAGTAGAGGGCTTAGTCGATTCACCCGTAAAATTCCCTTTAATTTCGTCTAAGAATATTTGGCAATGGGATACCGGTGGAACTGATGTAAATGATTGGGATATTTCAAAGATTGAAACCCCTATTTATCACACGGATTTATTCCCAGCTGTTCGCCTATCTGCAATATTTAACGCAATAGCTTCAAAAATTGGGGTTACATTTAATGAAAATGTAGTAGATAGCTTTTTAGCATCGCCTAGATTTACTAGAGCATTCCTTTGGTTTAAAAATAACAATAGTATTTCGGAAACTTTTGCGCCTAAGAAAATAAACTTTAATAGCGTAACAGCTACAGAAGGATTTTCTAGTTCATTTGATATCGAAAATGATGAGTTAAATTTTATTCAACCAAGTTTCCCCTATTATATTAAGGAATCTAATTTAAGGATTACTTTTAGCGACCCAGGTGTAGGTGAAGAGGCTACTAATTTCAGGGTTTTTATTTACAAAGATGGCGTAAAAATAAGCGAGCAAAGTTATGTAACTCAAACGACAGAGATGTTTATCCCTTTGCCTTTAAACGGTACAGGCAAATACACATTTAACATAAACTCAGACGCATCTGTAACTTTTACAAGTATCTATTATTTAAGAGTAAATTCATTTACTGGTTTTCCTGTTCCATTTTTTCAATTAACAACTACTCAGTCTACAGCTCAAACATCTTCGGCTTCAATTAACTTGCCGTTCTTTGCACCGGAATTAACACTTGAAGAGTTTTTTTCGGGTGTACTTAAGACTTTTAATTTGACTTGCTATTCGGAAGACGGGCAAAACTTTATAATTGAACAGCTAGAAAATTGGTATTTAAAAGGAAACATTATAGACCTTTCAAAGTACACAACGACAGAAAGTATTGATATATCAAAAACGCAGATTTACAAAAGCATTAAATTTAAGTTTGAAGAATCTAAAAACGTATTAGCTACCGAATACCTTTCTAGAAGTTCAACTCCTTACGGGGATTTACTTTATAGCATGGAGGTAGACGGCACGGATTACTCGGTCGAGCTACCTTTTGAAACGTTCTTGATGCAAAAGTTTACGGGTACTAATTTACAGGTAGGTACTTCGGTAGATTTTAACTTAGCTCCGATTATCCCAGGCCCAGTTTTGCTTTATGATTATGGCACGATAAGGTCTCAAGATTTCTATTTTAATAATGGTTTGTCTACCAGCAAAGTTTTAACGTATAATTTATTTGGACAAGACACTAATATAGAAGGGGAGAACTACACGCTAAACTTTGGAGTAGAGCAATCGACATACACAGGTAGATTAGAAACCAATTCTTTATTTGCTAATTATTACGAGGATTATTTGAGTAATATATTTAGCAAGAAAGCTAGACTACTTAAGATAAAATCAATCTTACCGATTGGCTCCTTGACTAGCTTAAAGCTAAACGACCGTATTATCATTAGAGGCAAGCGATATATTATACAAAGTTTTACAACGGACTTAACAACTGGCGAAGTTGAGTTTTTATTAATTACTGATTTTAGAGAAGCGGTTGGTGTTATCCCAGATACGGGAGATTACTCGAGTTTAGATTATTCACAAACAGATTATAACGTATAAAGAGATGTTAAAGCAAGAAGTATTAGATTTAATTGCAGCAAATTTGGCAACGGGTTCAAACATTACGGCTGCGGAACATAGAGCAGTCGAAGAAGCCATAGTAAGTTTAACCAGTTTACAAACCGTAGCTTATGGAAAAATTGGCCCAATAGATATAAAAGGAACTGCAACAACTTACACGGTAACTGGTAATTTATTAAGCGCTACAAAAATTAGTGAGTTTGATGATATAAACATAGTAAGAGTAATATTTCCTAGTGGTTTATTAATAGATTCTAATTTTAAAGTTAGAATTGAAATTGAATCAAACGGCTCAAATGTTGATGCAGATAATAATATACACCCTACATTATTTAAAAAAGTAAGTGGTAGTACTGATAGAGTTGATATAATACTACAGGAATCAGTTACGGGTACGGTTCAATCTATTTTTGTTCACGTCGAAATAGTTCAATTATGATAAAGCAAATCATGGCAATGCTTAACGGCTTAGACCATTATGGCAGAAGCGAAGCGATAGAAATAGCAAAGGGCAAATATGAATTACCTAAAACATTTAGTGCATTTTTCAAACAAGTTAAAAGAGAAGTAAAATGGCGGAGAAGAAAATAGTCGATTTAGTTGTAAAAGACAATATTCAGGAAACAGAAGGCCATTTAAAAGACCTAAGCAGTCAGATAAAAACTTCTAAAAAAGACGTTAATTCATTAGAGCAATCTTTTGAAACGTTAAACGATGCAACTATAAATTTAGATGCTAGCTTTGAAGAGGTTTATGGAGACCTTAAACCGCTTACAGCTAGAATGGGTGAGGCTGAGGATAGATTATACGAACTATCTTTAGCTGGGAAACAAGGCACAAAAGAATTTCAAGCTTTATTAACTAGCGTAGGAAATTATCGTAAAGTACAAATCCAAACAGATTTAGCGGTAGACTCAGCAGCTACCACAATGACCCAAAAGCTTGGAGGCTCTCTTGAATATGTTTCGGGAGCTTTCGCAGCCACTCAGGGCGCAATGGCTATTTTCGGAAAAGAAAATAAAAGCGTTGAACAAGCTATTTTAAAAGTTCAATCCGCTTTGGCTATTACCCAAGGTTTTGCAGCAATGCGAGAGGGAGCCAATAGTGTAAAGCAATTAGGAACTGCTATTAAAAGCCTTACAATATTCCAGACTGCTTACAACTTTATCAATAATGCTACCTCTACCGGACTAAAAGTTCTTAGAGGTGCGTTAATTGCAACCGGTATCGGAGCTCTCGTAGTCGGGGTAGGTTTGCTTATTGCAAACTTTGACAAGCTAAAGGCAATGGCCCTAAAATTAGTCCCTGGGTTAGCAACCGTAGGCAAGGCCATTGGAGGTATAGTTAATGCGGTTACTGATTTTGTAGGTATCACATCTGAAGCTGGCAGAGCTACAGAAAGAATGCTTGAAAACGCAGATAAGGCTATTAAGAAAAACGATAAGTTCTTGGCAGAAAATGCTTCTAAACTTGACGAGTACACTAAAAGAAAAATCGACGCAAATACTAAATACAATGAGGCATTAAAAAAGGACGGAGCGGACCAAGTAGCCTTAGCAAAAGAGTACAATAGAGAGCTAGATAAGATTAGTGCAGATAGACAAAAAGCAGACGAAGAGAAAGCTAAAGAGGCGAAAGAAAAACAAGACCAAAAATTCAAAGAGGACAAAGATAAACTTGACGCTTACAATAAATCCATAAAAGATAAGGTCAAAGGATTTAATGACGAAGTTCTAGATATTGAAGCTAAGACGGAGGAGCAAAAATTAGACCTTTGGAAGGCGCGTCAGATAGCAGAAATAAATCTTTTAGCAAAAAATCAAAAAGATAAAAATGCTTTATTGTTAGCTTTGGAAACAGATTTTAATGCTAAGCAAAAATTATTAAGAGATGCTAGAATAGCTGAAGACGAAAAAGTATTTAGAGGATTTGAGCGAGGAAAAGCAAAAATTAAGGTAGATACTGCCAAAGAATCTGAGGCTAAGACTATTTCCATCCTAAAAGCTGGAATGGATAAAAGCTTAGAGAATGCTAAGAATTATACCGAAAGTCAATTGTCACTCGCAAGAGCAGAGGCGGAAGGTAAGCGAGCTTTATTAGCTATAACGGCACAGGCACTAGGTCAATTCTCTGAACTCTTAGGAAGACAAACAGCAGAGGGTAAAGCTTTGGCAGTTGCTCAGGCTACGATAAATGCTTATCTAGCTATATCCGAAGTTTGGAGAGCGCCTAACCCTTATCCAGAACCATATGGAACTGCAACCAAAATAGCTTCAACCGTAGTAGTAGGGGCTGCAGCCTTTAAATCTATCTCGGATATTTTAGCCGTTGAAGTGCCTGGTGGAGGCGGTGGTGGAGCAGCTACAGCACCTCCAGCATCTCCTAGATTTAACGTAGTAGGAGCGGCCCCAGCAAGTGCTAACCAAGTAGCTAACTCAATTGGAAAAGATTTACCACCGGTTAAGGCTTACGTAGTAGCTAACGATGTAACATCTGCCCAAAGTTTAAATCGGAATATCGTTTCGAGTGCTAGTCTTGGATAGTGAAAATGTAACAAAAAAAAATATAAACGTTTATAGGCTATGAGAATTGTCGAATTAGTTATCGAGAAAGATTTAGATGGGATTGATGCGGTTAGCTTGGTAGATGCTCCAGCTATCGAGGAGAACTTTATCGCTTTAAATAAGGAATACAAAATGGACTTAGCTGAAGTAGACTCGGATAAGCGAATCCTTATGGGCGCCGCTCTTATTCCTAATAAGCAAATCTATCGTAAGAATGGAAAGGACGAGTTCTATGTGTTCTTCAGTGAGGCTACGGTTAAGCAAGCTAGCGAGTTATTCTTAAAGAATGGCAATCAGTCAAACGCAACCTTAGAGCATAAGGCTAAATTCGATGGTGCTACGGTAGTAGAGTCTTGGATTATTGATAACCCTGACATGGATAAGTCTAAACAGTACGGATTTAGTTTACCGAAGGGCACTTGGATGATTTCTATGAAGATAGAAGATGAGAATGTTTGGAAACAAGTAAAGGAGGGTAAGTATAAGGGATTTTCTATCGAGGGGTATTTTGCTGACAAACTAGAGATGTCTTTACAAGAGCTAGAAGAGGAGGAGTTAATTAATCAAATCATAAATATTTTAAAAGATGGCGAATAAAAAAACAAGTCCGCAAGATTCTTCGAGAGCTTGCTTATGCGAGGACGGAACGTACTCTAAGGAATGCTGCAAAGGCGAAGAAATTAATCAAGGTATCGGTGCTTTAGTTGGTCAAATAACTTCATCGATAGTAAATACAAACGAACCACGTGTAATAACAAGACAAAACGGATAGATATGAACACGGAAAAAAAGGTATTTGAGAAATTATTCTCAGGGGAGAAAGTAGAATTAGCATCTCAAAAATACGAGTTTGCAAAAAAAGCAACTTCTATTTTATCTGACATTAAAAAGGCGGACGATACGCTAAGAAAAGCAGAATCTAAAATTGAGTCAATTTATTTAACTTATAAAAAAGCATATAGTGAATTTCAAGTTGCTATTGATTCTTCTGTAAGTTCAGCTAATATAGCTGAAAAAGATTTGTTAGCAATTATGGATGGATTAACTGCTTTAGGTTTAAGTGCTAGTGATGCTAAAAATATTGAAGGATTTTCGGCAGCTGCAGATTTGCAAACAAAAATTAAGCAAATGGCTCCAGGATTTAAAAGCTTATATCCAAAACCAGAATAGGTAAAATAATAATATAACTTTAAAAAAAATGAGCACAGAAAAAAAAGTATTTGAGGCATTGTTCTCAAACTCAAAAACAGAAATGGCATCTCAATCTTATGAGTTTGCTTTAGCAGATGACATTAAGGCAGCTGCTGCGGCAATGAAAGATGGAGAAACTAAAATTAAAGCTGCTAAGTCCAAAGCAATGGAAGCAATCGGGAACTATAATCAATGGTCAAACGGTGGTATTGCTAGAGCAAACTCAGTAATTAAATTAGTAGACCAATTAAT